CGCCGGTAATGTCCGATGACTGCGCTTTTCGGACACAAAAAAACCCGCAAGGAGCGGGGAGTCGCTCAACTTGCGGGTAAGTGTGGGTTCGGAAAAGGAAAACAAAAACCGAACCCGTTCCTTGGGAGGAGATCCAGAGTTAACCGGATCGCCTCCCGAAGTCAAATCAGTAGTCGCGAAGCACAAAGCCCGATTGATCTTTCTTCGCTTTCGGACCTTTCGGTGTCAATCCAACAACGACACCTTTCGGATCGATGTGTCGTAAGTCGTGCGCGTCACCATTGATGACCGGATAGCCTTGCCATGAGTCGGGCAATCCGTTCCCGAAGATGACCGCGACGTTCCCGCCCGCCTGTAAGACGCGCAAGCAATCGTCGTGATTCACTTCGGATCTCGAGAACGTCAGATGATAATTGCGTGGCATCTTTCCTTGAGCGTGCGCTAACGCACGTTTGACGCTCTTCGTGTAGTCCGTGAATTGCGTTTCTGCAAACCGTTCCATGATCGTCAAGCCGTCCGCGTCGCGAATCCCCTCGAATGGAATGTCAGTAGATCCGTTCGGGCGAACACATAGTTTGACGTTCGCTTTGTCCGATGCACGGATCTCGGATTTAATCGAACGGATCATATCGTTTAGATAAGCTTTGCGATCTTTCATAAACCGTCGGGCTTTTGCAATCCGGCTTGCAATAACCGACGAGTAATAGATTGCCGCACCCGATGTGACACCTAAGCAAAGCACTTCACAAGCCGGTGATTTGTCTGGGCAAAGATTGCCGACACCGGCAAGCCGCGCCGGTGCCATATAGTGAATGGCATTGCGCCAACCGTACGTTTGCGCTTTGATTGCTTTTGGATTGTCGCTTGAGAAAATTCTGTTTTGCATCGAAGATCCCTTTCTATGTGCTTTCGATCTTTAGATCTTAGTTGATAGTCAAAGAATAGTCAAATGCAATAAACGCATACCTGCCCTGCGTCAAACGCATATCTGCCCGCCGGTAATGCACGCGCCGGTAAAGTGACAACCATACTACACGCCGGTAATGCACGCGCCGGTAAAGTGACAATATGACAGCGCAAAAAAGACAAATAAAAAAGGCCTCTGTTTCCAGAGGCCTCTAATTCAACTATGTGTGTAACCGTCGGGTTCTATCCCCACCCACATCCCCTTCCATTGTAGCATAAGACAACCATGACCGCGTTTTATCCTGCGCCTGAATTGCAAGTAGGATGAGGCCTCGTTTGTGTCGCGCAAGTAAACCCGCAATATCGCGTTTTGCTGTGCTTTCGTTATCATGTTACTTAATCCCTACAGTTTGTTTCAATTCCGCTTTCACTCGTTTGGCGACATCCCCGCGCCACGTTGACGCATTGGCGAGAAAGTAAAGGATGACACTTTTGCCGCTATCGTAGTGGTAGTTGTCCGATGCACTTTTGAGTGTTTCCATGGCCTCAAGATATGGGACCGCGCCAAAGTATGGTTTCTTCCAATCAGCGCGAATCTCGTTTGCTATTTCATATATAGGACGCATTGTTTTTATCCTTCATGGTTGGATGGAAGGCCTCTGTTTCCAGAGGCCTCTTGGTGTTATTCGTAAACGACGGGAATGGTTGATTGCTTAAGCGCAACGACGAATTGCAGTTCTGTTATTGCTTTGTCGTATTCGCCTCTACGATACGTCGTGCCAGTAAGTTTTGTTGCCATGCCGAACAAGGCCTTTGGCGTTGCAGTGCGCGTCAATCGCATGCCAAGCTTCAAGGCCTTCAGGCCTTGAATTATTATCTTTACTTGATAGAGCCGTGTGGCGTCTTCGCCGACATATGACTTTATCATTCCGGTTTCTTCGTTGACTGCTATGTAAGTTTGCATTTCCGTCTTCCTTGTTTTTGACCGTCAATCTCTTGTTGACTTGATGATTATGCCTGAAAGTCAAAACATAGTCAACTCGTATAATGCATACCGATTGCCGACCATGTGCGCCGACCTGCCCGCGCCGACCATGTGCGCCGGTCATGCCCGCGCCGGTAAAGTGACAATATGACTACCAGAAACAATATGCCCGCGCCGGTCATGCCCGCGCCGGTAAAGTGACAATATGACAGCGCAGAAAAATAACAAATAAAAAAGGCCTCTGTTTCCAGAGGCCTTCCGTCTTTATGCCGCTGCTTCCTCCGAGTTTGGTAAATAACAAATCCCCTGATCGATGAGATCCCGCGCCATGCGCCCGAAAGATCCCTGCAATTGCCAGACTAATCCGGTGTCGATCAGGTATTGCCATGCATCCAAGACTTCATGTTCTTCTGCATCGACCTGCCCTTCGATCATCATAACCGCTGTAAACGAATCCATAATCAACCCCCCATTGCCACTGCGAGAAACAGAATGCCTGTGACGAATGCACCAAGGCAAAACAGTTCAAAGATGTCACCAATTAGATTTTTCATTGTCGTTATCCTTTTGAGAGTAGTGGGGGACACCTTGCGATGTCCCCCGTTGGGATCAGTCAACCGAGACTGTGAATGTGACGTTCTGCAATGTTTCCGTGACACGTTCGTCAAGGTCCATCAAATTAAGCTTGTCTTCGAGATCGCAGTCGATGCGGTCAAGACGTGTGTTCATGTCGTCAAGCTTGTCTTCGACCGACACCTCGACCGCATCCATACGTCCACTAAGACGTTCGTCCATCTCACGAATGTCCGTGTCACGTTCGTCCGCGTTGCGATCCATCGCCAAGGCCTGAAGACTCTGGATCTGGGTTTCAAGCTTTTCGATCAATTCCTTGTGCGCCTCTAATTCCTTGGCAAGAAGCAGAAGAACATTGTCGATGGACGCAGTTGCAGTAAGCGCAAGGTGATAAACATTTGTCATAGTCGTTTTCCTTGTTATCGACTGTCCGGAATTGGCAGTCGGGAAACCCCTGCCCGAAGGCAGGGGAAACCGGACTGTCACATTGCGTCGGCAGCCTTGCGCAAAACGTCTAACAAATCGTGCAAGTACTCTGAACGATAATCGTTATAATCGTAAGCGATCATGATTGCAGACTGAGTTAAATCGATATCTTTGTTGGTCAGCCCATAAACGCCACGATCCACATCGTAGAAATAAACCCGAGCATTGTGGCGAACTGCCGCAATACGTTGACCGTGTTCGCTGTACTGCCGCTTGGTATTGAATGTCAGAATGTTTGTCATGTCCGTCTTCCCTTTCTTGTCTCTGCATGTCCTGCATGCATTGATTGCACCTTTGCAGATAGTCAAAAACTTGTCAAGAGGGGGACGTGACCCAAAATGGGTTATGCACAGGCAGATGAGGCATAAGGTTTGGGCATCGCCCATCCAACAATAGGTCAGCCGTCCTGACCTATCGGGTCCCTTGGCCGAAAACAGGATCGGCTGCGGCATTCGTCTACAGACCCCCGACCCCCCTGCTGCGACCCCCGTACCGCGCCGATGTACTCCGTACACGATTTTGCACATATGATTATCAATTTTCAAAAAATCCCATGGACAATGGACATTGGTCCCTTGACCCCCCACCCCCCTTTTCTGTAGATAAGGGTTAGGGTCCCGGACCCCCGGCCCGTACAACAGAAAGTTTGTAATATGTCGTCTTTTAAAAATGCACAGAAATATCAGACAATGCTGGATCACGGAGAAGCTGTCCGTGAGGATATAATAAATTTCTTTGAAGGATACGATGACAAGGAAAAGCCGCTTTTTGCAGATGGCTTTGATTATGCGATCATCGGCGTGGGCGACAGCATGTACCCGGAGTATAACTCTCGTATTGTGTATGACTACAATATGTGTGAGGAAGTTTTGCAAATCCGTGACGGGATGACACGGGAAGAGGCCAATGAGTTTATGGAGTACAACGTAACAGGGGCTTACGTTGGTCCATTGGGTCCTGTCTTTTTGCATAGGGACTCCGGACTGGTGACTATTAAACCTGCAAAGAAGTCCAAGGTCAAACGTCCACCATCCACCAACCAGTTGGAATTACCGCTAGTCATTGAAGTGTTATGACTTTTGTGGCATTGGTCGATGGACAATAGAGGGATGACCATTGTCCATTGATCAAAAAGCATTAATCAAGTCTCTGTCTCAAGTTCCTGTTGAAGACCTGAAGAACATGTACAAGTACATGGACAGGTTGAAGGATCTGACAGCCAAGGACAAGGCGAAGGATAACTTCCTTGAGTTTGTAAAACAGATGTGGCCCGGTTTTATTACCGGGCGGCATCACAAGATTGTTGCGGAAAAGCTGGAGCGTGTTGCGAGGGGGGAGTTGAAACGTCTGATTATCAACATGCCCCCGAGACATACGAAGTCCGAGTTTGCCAGCTTCTTGTTTCCGGCGTGGATGATCGGTAGGCGGCCTGATCTCAAGATTATGCAAGCGACCCATACTGCGGATCTTTCTGTCAGGTTTGGACGGAAGGTGAAGAACCTTATGGAGATGCCGGATTACCAAGGCATCTTTGATGTCAAGTTAAGGTCTGATAGTAAGGCTGCGTATCGGTGGGAGACGGACGATGGTGGGGAATATTATGCGGCTGGTGTTGGCGGGTCGATTGCGGGTCGCGGGGCTGATCTTTTCATCGTGGATGATCCGCATTCTGAGCAGGATGCGATGTCACCTACTGCTCTTGAAAATGCGTGGGACTGGTACACATCGGGTCCACGACAGCGTCTTCAGCCGGGTGGTGCGATTATTCTGGTAATGACCCGGTGGGGGGAGAAGGATCTGACGGCACGTTTGTTAAAGCAGTCGGCGATGGACCCGAAGGCTGATCAGTGGGAGGTGGTCGAATTTCCTGCAATCTTGGACAGTGGCAAGGCTTTGTGGCCCGAGTACTGGAGTTTGGAAGAACTTGAGAAGATCAAGGCTTCGATCCCGTTACAGCAATGGAATGCACAGTACCTTCAACAACCGTCCTCCGACGGTTCGTCCATTATCAAGCGCGAGTGGTGGCGGCCTTGGGAGCATGAGAAGATCCCTCGTTTGCATTATGTCATGCAGTCGTATGACACGGCGTATTTGAAGACGCAGACGGCTGACTTTACAGCGATCCATACGTGGGGTGTGTTTTACCCGAAGGAGGACAGCCCTCCAAACGTGATCCTGATGGATGCGAAGAAGGGTCGATGGGAGTTTCCTGACTTGAAGAGGATTGCGTTTGAGGAGTACAAGTACTGGGAGCCGGAGGTAATCCTTGTGGAAGCGAAGGCTGCGGGTATGCCGTTGACACAGGAATTGCGAGCGTCGGGTATCCCTGTTGTAAATTTCACGCCAAGTCGCGGCAACGATAAATTCAGCCGAATGAATTCTGTCGCGCCTCTGTTCGAGGCAGGATTAGTGTGGTATCCTGAAACAAGCTGGGCGGAAGAAGTCATCGAAGAGATGGCTACTTTTCCATTTGGCGAGCATGATGACCATTGCGATGCGGCGACACAGGCGTTAATGCGTTTCAGGCAAGGCGGCTTTCTTTCACATCCCGATGATTACGAGATTGTGAGAGAAGAGCGGGTTGGGAAAAGGGTTTATTACTGATGTCTATGCAGCCATATAACAATATCGGTACACCTCTTGGTGGTCCAGTTGACGATATGATGGACGACGAGGACATTGATGGCCTTCCCGAGATTGACGATGAAGTCGGTTTTGAAGAAGAAGAGGCCGAGGTCGAAGAGATCGAGTTCCAAGCAAATCTGGCAGAGGTCCTTGACGAGAAGGTCATGAAGACGATTGCCTTGGATCTGGTAGACTTGATTGAAAATGACGACAGCAGCCGCGAAGAGTGGAAGAAGGTCTATGAAGAGGGGATGGTCCTCCTTGGTCTGACCTTTGAGGAGCGTTCGGAACCTTTTGAAGGTGCGTCCGGCGTGACCCATCCTATTCTGAATGAGGCCGTGACACAGTTCCAAGCACAGTCGTACAAGGAACTTCTGCCACCGGGCGGCCCTGCGAGGGCGGCGATCATCGGAAAGGTGACACCTGAGCGTGAAGCACAGGCGGAGCGCGTCAAGGCGTACATGAACTACCAGATCACTCAGGTCATGGAAGAGTATGACCCTGACTTTGATCAGATGCTGTTCTATGTTGGATACGGCGGCAGTACCTTCAAGAAGGTGTATTACGACACATCTCTGGAAAGGGCGACAAGCCCATACATTTTGCCGAAGGATTTGATTGTGCCATATTTGGCACGCGATCTATTGACGGCGGAGCGCGTTACACACGTATTACGTATGAGCAAGAATGAACTCCGCAAGCAGCAGGTGAGCGGATTTTATCGGGACGTAGACCTCGGAGAACCGGCAGAGACCGAGCGCGACCAGATCCAAGAACGGCTGGACGATATTTCTGGCAGGGAACCTACGGGCGACAGCGAAGAGTACGCTTTGTACGAGTGCCACTGCAACCTTGACATAGAGGGTTTTGAAGACACGGACGAGGACGGAGAAGAGACTGGCATCAAATTGCCGTACATTGTTACGTTTGACCCTGATTCGATGGAAGTTTTGTCCATCCGTCGCAACTACCGTGAAGACGATCCGAAGAAAAAGAAGCGTCAGTACTTTGTTCATTACAAGTTCTTGCCCGGGTTAGGGTTTTATGGTTTTGGGCTGGTTCACCTTTTGGGGAATCTGTCACGATCTTCGACCTCCATCCTCCGCCAGTTGATTGATGCGGGTACATTGTCCAATTTGCCGGGTGGGTTTAAGACAAGGGGCCTCCGTATGGAGGACCAAAGCCCGATTCAGCCCGGAGAGTGGCGTGATGTCGATGCTCCGGGTGGTGCATTGCGTGAAGGGCTGATGCCTTTGCCGTATAAAGAGCCATCTGCGGTACTTATGCAACTTTTGGGCTTCTGTATTGATGCCGCGCAGAAGTTTGTGGGGACCACGGACCTTGGAATGGGTGATTCCAACCAAGAAATGCCCGTTGGAACGACGATTGCGTTGCTGGAGCGTGGTTCGAGGGTTATTTCCGCTGTTCACAAGCGGTTGCACAACGCCCAGATGCAGGAACTGAAGCTGCTGGCGCAGGTTTTTGCTGATTCGCTGCCACCTGAGTACCCATATGAGGTAATCGGCGGTGAACAGACGATCATGGCTGCTGATTTCGACGGTCGGGTGGACGTAGTTCCTGTCAGCGACCCGAATATCTTCTCTATGACGCAGCGGATATCGCTTGCACAGCAGCAGTTGCAGTTGGCTCAGGCTGCACCGCAGATGCACAACCTTTACGAGGCGTACCGACGGATGTACTCGGCCCTCGGAGTACAAGACATTGATCTTGTACTACCTCCTCCCCCTCCGCCACAGCCTGAAGACGCTCTTTTGGAGAATGCTCGGTCGTTGGTGATCCCGTCTGGCGGCAATCCTTTGAAGGCGTTCCCTGATCAGGACCATATTGAGCATATGAAGACCCATATTGCCTTCATTCAGATGCCGATCATGCAAACATCCCCTGCTGTGTACGGCGTTTTGCTGTCACACATCTTGGAACACGCTTCTTTGGCGTCACAACAGATAGTTGTGTTGAAGATGCAGCAGGAAATGGGCATGAATATGCCTAATCTAGACCCTGTTCAGATGGCTGCGGAGATTGCGAAGGAAGAGTCGCAGTTGATGGGTCAGTTGTTGCAACAGCTTGTTCCTCCACCGCCACAGGGCGTAGATCCATTGATTGAAATCCAGCAGCAGAATTTGCAGCTTAAGGGTCAGGAATTGCAGCAGAAGGGTCAGGAAAGTCAGGCGCGTCTGGCATTCGACCAGCAGAAGCTGGCTAAGAAGGACGCTTTGGACCGCGAGAGATTGCAATCCATGGAAGATGTGGCACAACTCCGTGCAAATGTCTCACTTGAACGCGCTAGACAGTAAGGGGTTACGCTGATGCCGATAAATAAGTACGTAGGTCGTAAATATGCTAACGGCGGCAGTGTACAGTCTACCGCTCAGAAGTTGCAGAGTATGGGGCGTAATGGCGACACCATATTAGCCCACATTAACCCAAAAGAAGCCGCCCTGTTAAAGCGTATGGGCGGCAGTGGCAAAATTAACCCGAACACGGGGCTAATGAGTTTTGAACCCGGATTCGGGGGATTTGGTTCAGGGGCGAGTGGTAATTACGGTGGCGGTAATGTTAGCGGAGGCTCGGCTGCCGGGTGGGATGCCCGAGGCGGAGGCAGTCCCGGTTTTGGAACTGGCGGGGGAGGTTCTGTAGGCGGAGGTGGTGGGTACGGCGGCAATTCCCCTGACGTCAACAATCCCGGCGGTAATTCTGGCGGCGGTAGCTGGCGAGCTGCTCTAGATGCTGCTCAAAGAGCAGCAGACGACGCTAAAGCTAAAGCAACTCAGGCTGAAATTGATAAGAAAGCCAAAGCAGCCAAAGAAGCAGCCGAGAAGCAAAAAACAGCAGACGATGCTAAAGCTAAAGCAACTCAGGTTGAATTTGATAAGAAAGCCAGAGAGGCTCCGGCTAAAAAAGAAGCGGATGACCAACTTGCTAGAGAAGCTGCCGTTGCTAAGGCGGCGGAAGAACGTCGTGTTAGAGAAGCAGCCCCACGGGTAAAATATGTGTATCGCAATCCTGTTCAAAAAGCGGCAGACGATGCTAAAGCTAAAGCAACTCAGGCTGAAATTGATAAGAAAGCCAGAGAGGCTCCGGCTAAAAAAGAAGCGGATGACCAACTTGCTAGAGAAGCTGCCGTTGCTAAGGCGGCGGAAGAACGTCGTGTTAGAGAGGCGGCAGAAGCTGCCGCTGATGCTAGACGTGAACAGGAGCAACAACGGGCTCGCGCTGAGGCTGCTGCCCAAGAAACTGCAAGAGTAGCGCAGGAAGCTGCCGACAGAGAGTCTGCTTCTCAACAGGCTCGCGCTGAGGCTGCTGCCCAAGAAACTGCAAGAGTAGCGCAGGAAGCTGCCGACAGAGAGTCTGCTTCTCAACGGGCTCGCGCTGAGGCTGCTGCCCAAGAAACTGCAAGAGTAGCGCAGGAGGCTGCTGACAGAGAGTCTGCGCAACAACAAGCAATGTTGAATGCAGCTAAAAAAGTTACCACGGAGGCCATGGTAGATAGGGTCGCGGGTAAAATTATTACTGTTGAGTCTGGCGGAGATCCTAACGCTCAGAACCCTACTTCTTCAGCGAAGGGCCTTGGTCAGTTTATTGATAAAACATGGATGGGTATGATTAGAAAATATCGTCCTGACTTGTTAACAGGACGAACTGAGGCAGAGGTTCTTTCTCTTAAAACAGATCCTGCGCTTTCTGTTGAGATGACAAAAAACTACGTCCGCGAAAATTCTGAAGGTCTTACAAATGCGGGATTTCCTGTAAACGAAGGCACCTTGTACCTGTCTCATTTTCTTGGGCTTGGCGGTGCTATAAACATGTTAAACGCTGCCGCAGATACCCCTGCCTCTGTTGTAGCGGGAGGAGGGGCTGCCACAGCAAACCCAACTGTTTTAGGTGGTGGAAAAACTGCCGCGGATGTTTTGAAGTGGGCCGACCTAAAGATGGGTGGGACCACCTCGTTTGATATTGCTAATCTTACTAGCACCACTCCCGCACAAGTTGCAGGTGGCAGCGGAAACTATATGTCCGGCGTTTCGACGGCACCATCAACTCAAAGTGCAGATGCTGGTTCTAATTTTGATTATTTTTACGGCACTCCCGTCAAACCGGTTCAATATGCCGAAGGTAATACTGGTACACGTACCGATTCTACTGTTGATTCAGGAGAAGCGGAACGTCTTCCACCATCATCAACTCTATACGCCGATGATGACTCTAATTTTGATTATTTTTACGGCACTCGCCCCGACACTTCCTCGGAGGCAGAAAAACCTTCTGATCCCGCAAATGTTGCAGGTGGTAGCGGAAAATATATGTCTAATGCCCCGGAGGCAGAAAAACCTTGGTATGACAAGCTAATAGGAGACTTTAATTCTCTTTTTGATAGCACATCTCAGATAACGGCACTTGAGGACCAAGGTAAGTTGGCAGGTGGTCTAACAAAGCAGGAATATGCCAATAAATTTGCTGGCGGAGATCTTTCCAAGGTCCAAAGCCGGATTGTGGACTACGGTCAAGGTCCGCAGGTTGATTACTACTCTAAAAGTCTGGGAGACAAGTTTGGCGAGGCCGTTTCGGATCTTGGAAAAGGCATCACATCCTTGTTTGGCGGCGAGACAAGCACGGCAATGCAACCCATAGTAGCGGACCCATTTGTTCCTACGGGTTTTGGCCCCTACGGAGATCTAACTAGGGAGCAGTATAACGAGCAATATGGCGGAAGTGACATTGCTACAAATCTACCGCCTACAGGGACTCCCACAACACCAAAAACCCCAAAAACCCCTGTTGTCCCACCCGTCGAGCCTACCGGACCCGTCAAGCCTACCGGACCTGTTATGCCAACTGTCCCCAACTTTGCAACAGCGCAGAGGTATACGGGGACGCCGACGGTAGCTACAAAAGGTTTTGATTTCTCAAAACCTTTTGCGCCAAGACCGCCGATTGATTTTGCGAATCTTGGACCAGCATATGCACCAACTGCGCTATCCACGGCACCACCAGTACAGCCTCTTCCGGGCATTCCCGGAGCGTTATACGCTGCATCACCTGTACGGCCTCTTCCGGGCATTCCCGGAGCAGCCTATGCCACCCCATCTTAATGATTAGGTTAACAAGGAGACTACCATGAACTACCCAATTCCACGCGCTGCCACTAAGACACCATCCATTGAGACATCGCAGTCAATCGTTAATCAGGGGACAATTCCTTTGAAAAACGGTTCTGTCGTTGGAGTTCCGCCAGCCCCGAAGGGCGAACAAACCGCTCGTGGTTTTGGTGCAATGCTCCGCCCTCAGAAATACACCGTGAGTTAATGTGGACCCTTTTACTCTCATTGCTGGAGCCACGGCGTTGTACAACGGCATTAAAGGTGCCGTGGACTCTGGTCATGAGATGCTGGACGTTGCTGAAAAGGTAGGTAATCTTTTCGCTAGGGTTGCTCAGATTACGCAACTCACGTCCGGCAAGAGGAATAAGCGTCTGTTTCAATCGCAAGGCGAGTATGAAGCCGAGGCGATTAAGCTGTACACACTGAAGCAAAAGGCTCAAAAACTTCAGTTAGACACCAGAAACCTTTTTGTAGGCGCATACGGTCAACAGGCGTGGATTTCAATTCAGAAGGAAGTGACTGAGATGCGTAAGGAAGCCCAGCGTCAGGCAGCGGCAGCCCAGCATGAGGCTGAAGAGAACATGAAGGACTTAATTATAGGCGCATGGCTTGTCGGTGCTGTTGTTTTGTTTTCCGTATGCGTTGGCATCGGAATGGTCGTGTTCACGCACAAATGAAGTACTTTCTGGTAGCCATGATGATTGTTCTGACAGGATGCGAGGATCGGTACAGGTATCCGTGTCAAGACCCCAAGAACTGGGACGCGGCGGAATGCAACCCTCCTATCTGCACCGCTTCTGGAACCTGTTCCGCAGACACTCTTAAGCAAAACCCTTGCGGAGCCGTAGCGCGATGAGAATTAAAGAAGACGAACTACATGCCCTGCTTCAGTTTATCATTGGGATATCCCTATGTCTTACACTGACAGGAACTGTCTTTGCTGTCTTATATAGTCTAATATTTGTAGTGCAGCCGATAGATGGACAGGCCCCTAATGACCAAGAGTTTTTCAAGCTGATTGCTCCAATCGCCACTTTCCTGACAGGAACTCTGTCAGGGATCATGTTAGGTTCTAAATCCACTGGAGGTAAAGATGGATCTTCTTAAAACATTCGGCCCCTTGATTGGGTCTGTCGCGCCAACTCTGGCAACAGCATTGGGCGGACCCCTTGCTGGCGTTGCTGTCAAAGCCCTGTCAGAAGTCCTTCTTGGTCATCCTGATGGTAATGACAGTGACATTGCAACGGCCTTGTCTACGGCAACCCCTGAACAGCTTGCCGCTGTCAAGAAGGTGGATGCGGACTTCAAGGTCCAAATGAGAAGCCTTGACATTGATCTGGAGCGGATTGCTGTTGATGACAGGAAATCAGCCCGTGACATGCAGAAGGAAACAAAGGACTGGCTCCCCCGGGTGCTTGCCATTGGGGTGACCTTCGGTTTTTTTGGGATACTGCTGTACATTCTGGTATACGGTCTGCCAGAAAAAGGCGGCGACGTGCTTTTGATGATGTTTGGTACGTTGAGCGCGGCTTGGACCGGAATTATGGCGTTCTTCTTTGGCTCCTCCGCAGGTAGCCAGAAGAAGGATGCGATGATACATAACTCGACGCCGATTGGATAAGGAGATCATGTGGATAGTCTGTTCTTTGCTGACAGGGTTCTAAGGACATTTGCTGACAGAAAAGAAGTTATCAGGGAAGCGATCACAGAGGGCGCGGTTCCTGATTTCGTGGCATACAAGCAGCTTCGTGCAAAGTACGAAGTCTGGGTGGAAGCCGAATACGTAATACGCTCTCTGCTTAAACAGGAAGACAAGGATGAGTAGTTTAATACTGCCAACTCACGTTGCAGAAGCTATGAAGGCCAAGCCTCAGAAGATAGAAGAGGCCCCAAAATCCGCACTGGAAGAAGCCTATGTGGCCTTGGAAGATCGGTATTTAGATCCAACCAAGATCCCCTCCAGTGTATTCGACCGATTACCAAAACCTACAGGATGGCGCATCCTTGTTCTTCCCTATCGTGGCATAGGTAAGACACGGGGCGGTATTCATTTGGCTGATGAGTATGTTGAAAGACAGACCATTGCCACCGTCGTCGGGCTTGTTCTGGCAGTTGGACCAGACGCTTACGGGGACGAAAACAAATTCACCGCAGGTCCGTGGTGCAAGAAGAACGACTGGATTCTATTCGGTCGCTATGCGGGTTCACGCTTCAAGATTGATGGCGGTGAAGTTCGTATCCTAAACGATGATGAGGTCATCGCAACCATCGCTGATCCAGAAGACATCATGAATGTCTAACAGCGCATTAAGGAGTTACCATGTTTGAAGATGATGAAGATGTTGAAGTAACCGTTGTAGATGAAGAGTTGTCAGATGACGAGGATGTTGAGGTAGAGGTCAAAGCGGAGCCGAAAGACGACGATGACGACCTAGCCTCCCAGAGTGAATCTGTCAGGAAGCGTATTGGTAAGCTGACCTATAAAGTCCGCGAAACCGAGCGTCGTGAACAGGCGGCACTGGACTATGCCAAATCTGTCAAGAACCAGCTTGATGCTATGCAAAAGCGTACATCACTTCTGGATCAGTCGTACACGACAGAAGCGGACACGCGGATCAAGGTCCAAGAGCAGCTTTACAAGGACCAGTATCGGTCTGCTGTTGACACTGGTGACACGGATAAACAGCTTGAAGCTAACCAGTATCTTGCAAGGCTTGAACTGGAACGCGACAAGATCCGCAACTACAAGTATCAACAGGAACAGCAGACGTTGTATGACAAACAGTCTGCGCAGCAAGTTGCTGCTCCTCGAAGAGAACCAGTTCCTGACGAGAAGGCCCAGCAGTGGGCGGAGCGTAATGAATGGTTCGGCTCTGATAAGGCCATGACATACACGGCCTACGACACTCACAATGATCTTGTTGCAGAGGGGTACAATCCTTCGAGCGATGCGTATTATCGTGAGTTAGACAAGCGTATTCGGAATGATTTCCCGCATAAATTTGCCAAGGGAACCAAGCTGGCATCCGCTGTCGGAGGTGCGCGGCCCACCAGCGCACAAAAAACAAACAAGGCTGTCAAGGGTGACGACCTTTCCACTTCACAAAAAAAGATTGCCAAAGCACTGGGGCTGAGTTATGAACAGTACGCCCGGCAGGTAAATCTGAAGCAAGCAGAGAGAAACTGATTATGGATCGCTCGAAACGCGAAGATACCGTCCGCTCCAAGACCGTAAAACCTACGACTTGGAAACCACCGTCCTCTTTGGACGCGCCCCCCGCACCGGAGGGTTTTAGGCACCGTTGGCTCCGAATGGAGGCCGCAGGTGTTGATGATCGGAAGAACATGTCCGCACGACTTCGCGAAGGGTTTGAACTCGTTCGCGCCGAAGAATACCCAGATTGGGATCTTCCCACGATTGATAACGGCAAACATGCTGGTGTCATTGCAGTTGGGGGTCTTGTCTTAGCGCGTATTCCCGTAGATCTGGTAAATCAGCGTACTGCTTATTATAACCGCCAAGCGCAACAACAGCTTGACGCGGTTGATAACGACCTGATGAGAGATCAACACCCGTCCATGCCGATTATTAAACCTGAACGGCAATCTAGAGTCACTTTCGGCGGCAATCGTGCAGCCGAATAACATAAGGATCTAAGCAATGGCAAATATTGATGCCGCATTCGGGCTTCGCCCGTATCGTATGCTTGGAAG